TTGGTCGGCGTTTCGCTTGGGGTATTAGTGGGGGTCATCGTCATAGTTGGCGTCAAACTCGGCGTTTGACTTGGCGTAATAGTCGGCGTCATCGTCATAGTCGGCGTCAAGGTGGGGGTGGGGGTTGGGGTGATGAATGAATTAAATGCTGCATCGCATCTGTCCAAAGGCGTCATAACCTTAATTCTTATCAGGGCTGACCACCCCCCGCATAAGTCGGAGAATTTTTCCAAGAATGGGGTATAAGTCACCGCTTCGTCCAAATAATATTCCTGAATAAAGCACCCCATATTAGCTTCGACAGATAAACGGAATTGGGCAATAACATCGTCCAAAATTTGATTTGTGTCCGAGAGCACATCGACTTGGTTCATTAGGTCCCTATCGATTATATCCATACAGACAATATTGAATTCATAGTCCATATATGAGGAACTGACTTCGGGGCTTTCAAGACGGGCTGTCGAAGGGACCACATAAAGAAGGGGGAAATAGGGACTTTCGAAAGTCGTATTTTCTGTTTTCAATCTACTTTCCGTCCAATAGGAAAGGTCTTCATAGGAACCGAAACCGAAGGAATTGATTTGCTTATGATAATCTGCAAGCAAACGGAAATCATCGTGGATTGTTTTGAAATTTATTCCTTGATGAAAAACATTTCCCGTGAATGCCGAGAATGCTGCATCGCACCTGTCCAAAGGAGTTGTTGTAGTGAGTTGAAGCAATGCTGTCCAACCATTCGTCAGGTCGCTATATTTTTCCAAGAACGGGGTGAATTCTACATTATTGAAACTATCATAAAATTTATCATAACACCCCAAGTCAGGGCGGACTGAAAGCCTATATTGACTGACGACATCTTGAAGCATTTGCAGGGTGTCTGAAAGCACATCGACTTGGTTTGTTAAGTCCCTATCGACGATGTCCGACATTATTAAATTCAAATTCCAAGTTTTATATTGGAGATAGTTGGTGCATTCGCCAGGGACAACATAAAGAAGGGGGAAATATGGGCTTTCGAAAGTTTCGTTCTCTTGATGGTCTCGCAATTCCGTCCAATAGGACATTTGGTCCAAATCCCCCAACCCGAATGAATTAATCTGCTTATGGAAATTAGCCATTCGGTTCAGGTCATCTGCAATCTTTTTGAAATTCGTATAAAGTGGATTTGCACTCATCTTTGTTTTTCTTTTCTTAACCTTTCCTGTTCCTTATTAAGGTCCAAAGTGTAAGAAAGGTGATTGAGACACATAACAAGGGGAAGCCGAGTAATGCGGTCAAATTGCCATATTTGGTTCTCAGAAAGGCTGCTGACTGCCGAATACCAACCCCAATAATTGCCAAAATTATTTTTGTCTTTATCATCGCTTTCACCACTTTGCTCTGTGAATAGGTCCTGTAATTAGTGCGGATGTTCTTGCCGAATTTATCAAAAAAAAAACTGACCCCTCCAAGTATTTCATAGGAAGGTCTTGGAATAATTCTTTTCTTTCACTGATGGGTTCATCTCCATATTGCGTTCCTTTGGGGATATAAAGATAGGCGGCCAGTTCATTAAGGTTTTGTTTTTTATAGTGCTCTTCCTTATTGAGGAAAGTGTCTATGTCTATGAATTGCCCGAATGAAATATTATTGACGTCCAAAAACTTATATTCCCTTTCTTTGAAGGTTATGTTTTTATAGACATTTTTTTTCTCTTCGTTCAGGTTTTGTAGAATGACTGCCCCCGCGTTCATAATTTCGTTGGCATCAATTTTCGTGATTTCTTCACGGGGAATGTCCGTCAATTTTTCCATTATCGCCAAGAATAATTCCCCTTGGTCGAATAGGTCCGCTGACTTCATAACCTCGGACCAATCCCGAATTGTGGGTTCTTGCACATTATGTCTTTTTCCCTTATGAATTATGAAAAGTTCCTTCATATTAAATAAATATATTTTTTCAAATCGCCAACTTTTGCATTAATAAACCCCAACCCAAGTGTTTTTTCCAAGCTTGGTTTCCAAAACATACCTTATTCCGTCTATTAAGTGGTTGCTTTCGTCAGCAGGTTCATCCAAGTTATTTCCATTTTTATCCGTCTTCCAAACATAGGTGTTCAGTTCCTCCAATAAATTCTTGGAATTAACATTAATAAAAAATTCACTTCTCTTGATAAGGTCTATTCCGTGTAGAATACTTTTTTTCTGCACTGGCTTACAATTTATTCCATTCCTTCTTAATTCCTCTATCGCTTGGGGGTTCGCGCTATCCGCAATGAAATCCTCCCGAAGGTTAATTCCCAAATCTTTTATTTTATAGATAAAGTCAGGAATTGTAATATTTCGCAAATAAAGTTTCTCTTCACAATAAATCGCTTCGTCAAATTTATAGACAGCGACCAAAGAAGACGGGTCCGAGTATCCCCAATCAATCCCATATCCCAATAGTTTCGAACCTGCTGGCAATTCATAATAAAACTGATAGTGGGTGAAGACCATTTTGGTTGGGGCTCCTTTCAGTCCAAGTCCAAAGACCCTCCATAAGTTCGGGTCCCTATCTTTCAGTTTCTCAATCTCTGCAATTTGTGCTTGTGGAAGGAATGGATTATCCTTATAGGTTATTATATTATATTTCACATCATCGCGCCCTTCAAGGTCATATATCCAAGATTTCCATAGGGAAGGGTTCAGGTCAAGGACCACCAAGTCCGCCGTTCTTAATATTAACTGCACATATTCCTCATAGCCCACTTCCGTCGCTTCGTTCAGGAAAAGATAGTCCCTCTTTCTCCCCCGAACTTTTGTTTCATCATCAACGCTGAACCATTCAATCATATTGGAACCCAATTCATAATACCCGTCCGCTGTGTGCCAATTTTCCGCATCATAAACCCCGAACATAAGGAGAACATCTTTCAGGTCCCTTAACACGGAACCCTTCAATGCTGGCAATGTTTTTCGAACTATGGAAAATGTTTTGTTTTTTTCTTGCATCAATTTATAGACAAAGAATACAAGAATGTTGAAAGTTTTGGAAGCACGGCTTGACCCTTGAAAAACATTAATTCTCTTATCGCTGACCATCAGGTCTTCAAATACTCTGGTGGTTTGAATTTTTCTTCCTTGAAGGTTCATATTTTTTGAATTTCATTGCGGGGTGCGTTCTATGGAATTTCTCCATTTCCTCAAATAAGGTCATCATATATTCCACAAGGAATTTTTTGTCGCAGGGGTCTTCCAAAAAGAAAAATGCTTTGGAAAATAATATTCCTTTTTTTTCGTCCAATATTCTTTCAGTGCTTCCGTCAATAAAAATAAAATCCTTTTTGAAATATCCGTCCCTCACTCTTTCTGCAAAAAACTTTTTCAGGGAATAATTATACAACCTTATATTTCTTGCCACTTCATCATCAAGGAATTCGACCCAACCCCCCCAAGAAATTTGGAATGATTTTATTTCCTTCGTTCTTCCAGGATATTCTATTGTGAATTTTATTGTTTCATATTCATCAAAGACATTAACCCCGTTCTTGAATTGCATAATTAATTTTGTCTGCTGGCATTCCTTCTATGGTATGAGGACTTGCTATTATGTTTGTTGTGTGCTTTTTTAGCTTTGCCCCCTTTCCGCTTCCCGAATGTTATTTTATGGCTCTGTGCCGACTTCCCCTTCATTTAGAATTTCTTTCTTTGGTTCATTAGGTTTAATAATATTGATGACGAAAGGTTGGGGTGCAATGCTCCCCCCTTCTGTTGTTATATCAAATTTCTCGGAAGGCTTGCCATAAACCCTATTGAATAAAGTTTCCATAGCATCCAAGTTCCCCTTTTCAATTCCTTTTTTCAATGCTGATGCAATGGTCCTTTCCAAAATAGTTGCTTTGGGGTTTTCCCAAATTTTAGAAAGTTGGCTGACGTCCATTCCTATCATCATTTGGATTGTGTCGTTAATTTCGTGCAATTTATATCCCTCTGATTTCATTAGAAGCACAGGTTTCCTTGGTCTTCCTTTGGGGTTTCCACTTTCACCTTTTTCCCAAATTTTAATAAGACCTTTGCCGTTTTTTCCTGGAAGTAATTTAGCCATATTTTCTTTGTTTCTTTCCTTGCTGTTGAGCTTTGAAAATTTGAGCGGGGGGGTCAGAGTTGAACTGCCTTCTGCCCCCTGGAATGGGGGCCGCATTGCCGTTATGCTTCACCCGCTAATTTTATATCTTTCTTGTCTCTATTTTTTCCTTTATACATTCCCGCCCCGACCGCATAAATTTTTTCAAATGGAATTTCAGGAACCAATAATCTACAAGATTTGTCTATTAAGTAAATATATCTTAATTGGAAACCTTCGAGGGTTTCACTCCCTTCGGGGGGTCTTGCTGACCCCTGTGTTTTTAGAATATGTTTCCCTTTCGAATAAGTCATTCTTGTTTTTATTTGTCCGTCAGGCAATTTTAGGATTGCTGTGTTTTTTCTTATCTGTGTTAATTTGAACCCTGCCGCTCTATAAATTGTCCCATCTCCGCACTGCGTTCCGTCTGCATAGGACAATATCCATTTTATATGTGGGGCGTGTTTTTTTATTAATTTTATGGCTATTGAGATGCATCTGCTTTCGCTGTTTTTGGGAAGATAGTTGTCGAATGCTAATCTATTGAGTTCCAAATATTCATTCCATTTTGTTCCTTCAACAAACCCTATTGTTTTTTTCTTATCGAAACTTGACCCGAAACTGAGGACCCCGTGCAGTTTATTATCCAAGAATGCCCCGAAGTGAAGGCTTGAATTCCTGACGAATGATTTGGAATAATGATATTGTTTCATAAATTCATTCGCTATATTTGAAGGAATAATTTTTACTATTATTTCTTTTGCTCTTCCCATTTTTCTTTTCTTTCTTGGATTGAAATTTTTTTTCCTTTATACATTCCAACGCCCAATTCATCAATCATCGAATAGGGAATTATGGGAACATTAATTTTGCAGGATTTATCTATGAGGAAAATATATCTGTTTTGGGTGCCGAGCAATTTTTTTGAGCCTTCGAAGTCATAACTGCTGTTTCCCCTTCTTGCCACTATTCTCCCGTCTTTCAGTTTGACTATTGTTGCATTTTTATTTATTTGCGTCAAATGAAACCCTGATGCTCTATAAATCGTTCCGTCCCCGCATTGCGTCCCATCGCTATAAGACAATATCCATTTCACTTGGGGTGCATTTTTCTTGATTAATTTTATGGCTATTGAGATACATCTGCTTTCACTATTCCTTGGCAAATAATCATCGAAAGCCATTCTATTCAATTCGAGCATTTCATTCCATTTTTTATTGAAGTCATAAACGCCAGTATCCACCATATTCAGGGCCAACCTTTTATCCATAGGCGGACCGAAGGACATAACCCCGTGCAATTTCTCGTCCAAGAATGCCCCGAAGTGAAGACAGGACATATCAACTATCTTTCCTGAGTAGTGATATTTTTTTACAAATTCATTCGCTATTTTACTTGGAATGACTTTGACTATTATTTCTTTTGCCCTTCCCATTCTGCGATTATTAAATATAAAGCATTTCCATTGCTATTTTCATTTCCATAGGTTTCAACAAATTTATAGTCCTCTGTTTTTTTAATATCTTCCAAGGCATTCTTTATTATCGTTGCCTGTTCGTCTGCGACCGTAAAAGTCATTTGTTGGAAGGGCGGTTTTTCTCCATTTGGCAAATTGAAATCTGTTCCGAGCATTCCCGCATCCAAATCAAAACCTGGCATTTCCAAGTCCCAATCTGCAAGTTGGGCCATATCCCATTCCATTTGAAGCAAAGTCCAATCCCATTCTCCATATCCAATATTATCTTTAATAATGAATTCCCTTTGCTGGTCCTCCGTCAGGTCTTCTGCACGAATAACAGGGACTTCATTCAATCCAGCTTCTTTGCAAGCTTTTAACCTCATATTCCCACCGAGAACTATATTGTCTTTATTTATGACTACTGGCCTTAATTCCAACATCTGCGGGAATTCCTTAATTGATTGAACGAGTTTTTTGAATTTGTCGTCCTTAATAACCCTTGGATTATTCGGGTTCAGTTTTATATCTTCTATTCTCATTTTCATATTGAAGAAATTATATTTTCTATTCTTTTTTTTAGGCTTTTCTGGCAAATTTGGTCGCAATAAGGCGGGAGAACAAACCCCAAGATTTCTACTAATAATGGTTCCACTTCTTTTCGAATTTCTTGGTTTGTGTTTATTTCATCAATTTCAAGAAGCATTTTATTAAGTTTTTCCAAGGAAGTTTCTTTGATATTTTTTATTTCCTCCTGAACTTTTGTTGTCGAAACTCGTTTCGCTTTATTTTTACAATTACAACCCAAGGTGTTCCCTCCTTTTCATTTTCAATATTTCACGCACTTTTTTAATGTCTCTCGAAACAGAATTAATTGGAATAGTGGTCCTTATACTTGTTTCCGTTAAGGAAGCCCCCGCATCAATATAAAGTTCGAAAAGTCGGGCATAATACCAATCTTTCCCCCTCTTCATTATTTTCAATTCATTATTCACCCAATTCATATCAATATCTTCAACCAATTCTATTTCATCAAATTCAATTTCCTCTGTTTCCTTGTCCCCAAAATACTCTGGCAGTTCATCAAAATTGGAATATTTTTGGTGCTGCCTCCAAGGGGACTTAACACTTATCCAATTAAGTTTAGCAATTCTTGAAAAAAAATAAATCCTCTCTTCATTATTTTCTATTTCTTTGAACTTTTTATTTTTTAATGTTTGTTCCAAAATGAAGTGGAAATAGTCATCGCAATATTTTTCCTTGGCAATGTTCTCACATATTTTTTTCAACCTCATATAATTCTTATCGAACCATTCATTTTCCACCAAGCAAATCATTTTCCAATCTTTTTAGCGTCCTATTGAGAATTTCAGCTTGTTCGAATTCATCAGCATTTTCACATTCCATTATGACTTGGAATAAACTATGCATAATTCTCATTTGAGCATCAGGCCTCCCTTCACTTGCTTTCTTGATGCAAGAATAAATAAAATTATCCAATTCATTCTTGGAAGCATCGTCCCATTTGAAATAGTCATCAGTTTCTATTGCATTATTGTCTATTAACATAAGCAATCGAAAAATGTCCTTTTGCATAACCATAAATATTACAAATCCACAAACCCAACAACAGGACCTTCCTGTTCTCCGACTTTCTTTTCCAATTTTGCTCTTATTTCTATATTGTTATTTTTCAGCCATTCTTGCATCTTCTCGAGCCTTTCCATCGGTCCCATCTTGCTTTCATTTCCTCTCTGCCAATCTGGTATGTTGTTGTTTGCTGGTTTCTTTGTTTTCATCTTTCTTGGTTAAAGTGTTTGCCCCCCCCCTCCCCCCAAATGTTAACATTCAGGGAAAAGGAGCTTCTTGGACGCCTGTTGAGAGGTTATACCCCCATTATCTCCTCAGCGCAGGGTTTCTTATTTAGAGCCCTATATGAATTGGAATTATATTCCGCTTCACCATTCTATTAATAAATATTCTCAGAAAGAAAAAAATAAAGCTGACTTCAAATATTTTTTTTATTATATTTATGAATATGAAAGAATGCACTTATTGCCAAGAAAAAAAAGATTTATCAGCCTTCACCAAAAACAACCTGACCAGAGACGGGTATTTGAATGTTTGTAAAAGTTGCAATAATATCCGTGCTGCGAAATATAGGGAAAAAGGACAGGGAGCGGCCCCCACAGAATTAAGCGGATGGAGCGGGTTGAAAATGAATGGAACAACAATTAAGGATTGGTGTGGAATGTATCTCTTTTTGGAAAAAATTGGATATGACTTGGAAAAGAATATCCACGAACAATTTTGCGAAAAAAACAATTTGAAACAAAAAAAAAGGCGCCGTGAAAATGTTATTCACTATTCAGTTCAAGAATGCAAAGAATATATGAAAAATAATCACGGGACTTGGAATAAAGAAAATTAGGCGAATTTTGCCCAACTCCCTCTTTTTATAGTCGTCTGTAAATAATTAATTGGAATTCCATATTTTTTCATAATGGTCCAAGTTGTTTCGGTTTTGCCAGTTATGCTTCTATGAATATACCCTTTATCGCAATCAGTCAATTCATATTTGTTTTTTAACGCAGTTTTTCCTCTTTCCTTTCTCCTTGCCCAATTATCCTGCATTGAAATACACTGCAAATTTTCCAACCTATCATCTCCAGGGTCGTGGTTAATATGGTCGATGGTCATTCCGCAATCGCATTCATTAAACGACTGCCAAACCATTCTCGCAATTCTTTTCAGTTGAACTTTCCCGTCCCATAAATTTACCATTCTATATTGCTTTCCGTCCTGACGGGTCGCAAGAATTAATTTAGTTCGAAAGTTTCGAACCCTTCCATAATTGGAAATTTCATATCGGGGGTTTCCATAAACAGGAACCCAAATTTCATTTTCGTAATTCATTTTGTAATTTTTTTTGATGTTTTTTTAGTTGCTTCAATAGGTCTTTTTCACCCAAATATTTATTCAAATCATAAGGGGACTTTATGTCCTTTTTTATTTCTTTCAACACATTTTCATAAGCCGCTATTTGCAGGGCCAGCGTTGAAAGTGCAGCTTCAATAGCTTCTTGTTTTTTATCTTTCATTATTTCTGTTTTTCATTAATTCGATTTTTTTATGTGCCTGCTCAAGTGTATAAACTGAAAAGCCACGGCTCCCCCATCTTTCATCATCGGGCCAGCATTCTTGGGGATAGTCATCAGGAGACCCAAATCCATTTTTCTTTATTCGAATTTGGAAAGCTTCATAACAAATAAAGTTATTGGAAATTTTGTCCCGCATTTCGACTATCGCAAATTTTTCATCTCTCCAAACCAAGGAATGCTTATAGCCATTCCTTACATAATTGGTTTTAAGCATCCTCATCTTTTCTTATTTTTACATCCAATTCAACGGAAATGGTATAACCACCCCCTTCATTTGGAAATGCAGATTTGGTATATTTAGCCAATTCTCCATATAAGTTTATTATTTCGTGTGCGTGAATGCACTTTCCATTTTCATAGAGGCGAACCAAAATAACATTCGCATTGTCTTTCTTTTTCATAGTTTTTGTTTTTTTCATAACTCAAATGTAATAAGGAATTGGGAAAAGTCAAGCACAACATTAAATTAATGTCGCATTAGATGTTTATCATATTTCTTTGCCGCCATTTGGAATTCGAAATATAGTTGCATTTCTTTCAGGATTGCTTCCTTAACATATAAAGTCATAATTTGCTCAGGACCAAATGCACAGGCGAATAGACAGCCATTAGTTTCTCTATCAAATTCGCATTCAAGTATGGCATCTATACTCCTGACTTGACTTGGTTCGGGTTTCTTTTTGGAAACTCTTATTTTTTTGACGAACTGCGTTTCTGTCGCACCGCTTTCTGTATGGGCCATTTGGAACCCGATGGGATTTCTTTTCATTTTATTCTTGTTTTTCGATAATTTTATTTTTTAATCATTTTATTAAAACTTCCCCCTTCTTTCGTAGAATTGTTAGTCCGTGATTTACGGGTATGGTGGCGTATTCCCACTTATCCATATCAAGTTCAGTAAGTGCTTTATATGGGCCTCCACCAGCCCATTCATCTCCCATTTTGTATGTTAGTGAATAGTTTGGAACTGAATTAGGCATTGTGTCGTGCAGAAGTATAATAGTGTTTGGTGTGGATATTTTGTCTATAAGTTCAAGTTCCGTTCTGACTTGTAATGCTGAATGCCAATCATCAACATAGATTAAATCATAATTGGGTTCTGTGATGGTTTGTAGAAAGGTTATAGCTTCTGTTCGTATAAAAGTCCAATATGGTCGTAAATCATTTGGACAATTGAAGATGGGGTTGTTAATGTCTATTGATGTTGTATTTCCCCCCAATTCTTTTGATGCTACAAGAAATGGGAATGTTGAACCACCTTCTCTGACCCCAAGTTCCAATATGTTCTTTGCTCTTATCTGTAAAGCAATTGAAAAAAATGTAAGAATATGCTCAAAGTTGTTCGTTCCGTAATCAAAGTTTTTGATTAAAGTCCTATCCAACAATTCTTGTAGGTGGTTCATTTTATTCTTGTGATTTTTGGGGTGTGAAATTTATTAGCCATTCTTGGATGGGTTCCATTTTTTTAATTTTTTCATCAGGAGGCATTTCGAAATGTCCCAAATGAAAGACAAAGAAATTGTAAAGCAAAGCTTCCAAGGCTTTCGGGTTGAAAATTTTTTCCCCTATCATTTCCTTATCGTTGAATAATAAGACCAATTTTGAATAATGGTCCCACTGCCGAGAAGTCATAGTATAACCATCATCAACCAATCGGGCCATAACTTTTTCTCGAACAGAGTTCATCAGTTCATTTTTCATTTTTTGCGGTTTTTAGTTTTGAATTTATTTGGAAGAGTTTTTTGACCTCCCTTTCTTTTCGTGCTTTCAGGAGAGAATTAATATATTCCTGTTCCTTTCTTGTGATTGTTTTTTTCATAATTTTATTTTTTTTTATTTGCAATACTGATAGTCAGTTTCCATAGCTTCTTTTTCCATAATGGCATTTTCAATAGTCCTGTCTTCCTTTTTCCAAGCGAGGAAGTGGAATTCGTCATCATAATAGGCATCCAATTCCAAGTCAGTCATAAGGTCAAACTCTTCTGCGGTTAAATAGTTTTTCATAATTTTTGTTTGTTATATCTCAAATGTAATATCAAATTGCTATAAGTCAAGCACAACATTAATATTTCCAAAAATTATTTTCTGCGTTGAATGTTTCAATTTCATCATAGGTCATTCCATCGCAACGAGGACCTGTTTGTTGTCCCCGAGCCCAATCCACCATTCTATCCCTGTCTTCTTTTCTTGAATGTTTAAGGGTTGAATTTTTTTGTGCTTCCCAAACCCAAACCGCATAATTGACTGCTTCCTCCATATCCCAATCAACCATTTCATCTGTGTCGCCGCTAATTAATAAGTTTTTCATATTAAGAATTTTTAGTTTCGTTAGTTAATTGTGCTTCGAGGAAAGCCAGAAGCGCATCTTGGCTTCCTGCTTGTTTCAATAAAACTGAATAATTTTCGGGTTCAACACCCAAGAATTTCATTGCTTCCATAATGTAGAAGGCTTTTTGAATTTTAGTCATTTCGTTTTTCATAATTTTTTGTTTTTGTTTCTTATATCTCAAATGTAATATCAAATCGCTATAAGTCAAGCACAACATCAATCTTTTTTCAAAATATTTTTTCTATACCATTCCTCGTTGAACTTTCTTATGCTGTCCAATCTGCAATTATTATATCTCCCCGTTTCGCAATTGAAGCATCTTATTCTCCTTCCCATATCTTCGAATGTTATTCCATTCTCATCAGGAGAGAATTTGGGGTCGGCGGGACATATAATTCCCAAATGGAACTCCCCCGAATTGTTTTGGATAAAGCACTTCCCCCATAACTTAACATATCCTCTTAATTTTATTTCATTTTTCATAATCAAAGTATATGATAATAAATACATCAAGTCAAGCACAACAGCCAAAAAAAAATATTTATTTTTTTTTTCTTGTGGGGCTTGATTTGGAATAATAGCAGCCTTTTATTTTAGTATAAATAAAAGAACAA